GCCGAAAATACACACCCGCGAAATTGAGCGATTTTGGTGCAAGTTGGTGATAGATGGTGAATTGTGATGAAAGGTAGAAAACCAAAGCCGACAGCGCAGAAGAAGCTGGAGGGGAACCCCGGCAAGCGCAAGCTGAACAAGCGCGAGCCGAGGCCGAAGGTCAGCGCGAATATTACGCCAGCGCAGATCGACGCTGGCATGAAAAATTTTGCGCTGGTGTATTTGCCGGTGTTGCGCGAGATGCAGGTGTTCACTGATGCGGACATGGCCGCGTTTGAATTGATGAGCGTGCACTATGCGATGGCTTGGCGAGCTGCGGAGATTGTGCAGCAGGCCGGGATTATCATCAAGGATAAATTCGGGCAGCTGCACAAACACCCCGCGTTGCAGATTCTGCGCGACAACAGCGCGATGTTCAAGAGTTACGCGGCGGAGTTTGGGTTGACGCCGAGCAGCCGCAGCCGGTTGCAGATGCCGCTGCCAGAAGAGAACACGCGGCTTGAGATGGAGTTGTTTGGAGAGTCGGCGACAATTGCCAAGTGAATGAATGGGATGGAGCGCAGAACGCTATATAGACGACGTGGTGAGTGGGCGCGTAGTCGCTTGCCGGTGGGTGAAGCAGGCGTGCCAGAGGCAGTTAGACGATCTAAAGAACGGCGCAGAGCGCGGGTTGCACTTCGATCGGGCCGAGGCGGAACACGTGCTCAAGTTTTTTTCCATTTTGAAGCACAGCAAAGGCGAGTGGGCCGGGACGCGCATCGTTTTGGAGCCGTGGCAGCAGTTTCTGTTGTGGACGTTGTTTGGGTGGCGACGTGATGACGGAACGCGAAGATTTAGAACGGCTTATATCGAAGTGGCTCGCAAGAACGGAAAGAGCACGATCGGCGCGGGCGTCGGGTTATATTTGCTCGCAGCCGATGGGGAGCCAGGCGCGGAGATCTACAGCGCGGCGACGAAACGCGATCAGGCGCGCATCACGCACTTAGAAGCGGTCCGCATGGTGAAGGCATCGCCGATGCTGAAGAAGCGGATCAGGACGTTCCGCGATAACCTTAACATCGAAGGAACCGCGAGCAAGTTCGAACCGTTGGGCGCGGACTCGGACACGATGGACGGGTTGAACATTCACGGCGCGATCGTCGATGAGATTCATGCCCACAAAACGCGCGAGGTGTGGGACAAGATCGACACGGGCACCGGGGCGCGCCGACAGCCGTTGATGTTCGGAATCACCACAGCCGGCTTTGACAGACAATCGTTGTGTTGGACACTGAACGAATATACAAAAAAGATTATTGACGGAGTGGTGCCGGATGATTCGTTCTTCGGGATGATCTACACGCTGGACGATGGCGACGACTGGCAGGACGAGAGTAAGTGGATCAAGAGCAACCCGAATTTAGGCGTATCGAAAAAACTTGACGACTTGCGGCGCAAGGCGGAACGCGCTAAAGAGATGCCCAGCGCGCAGAATAGTTTTCTGCGCTTAGAGTTGAATGTGTGGACGCAGAGTGAGACAAAATGGATGCCTATCGAGCACTGGCGCGAATGCGGACTGCCATTAGATTACTCAAAACTCGCGGGACGGATTTGTTATGCGGGTCTGGATTTGTCGAGCACCAGCGACTTGACGGCGTGGAGTCTGGTGTTTCCACCGATGGAACGCGAGGATGTGTATTTGGTTCTGTCGAGGTTTTGGATCCCGGAAGACAACCTGATCAAGAGAGTGCACGACGATCGCGTGCCGTATGATGTGTGGCTGCGCGGAGGATTCCTGGCGAGCACGCCGGGAAACGTGGTGGACTACGATTTTATTTTCGAGCAGATTGAACGGGATGCAAAGGAATTTAAGATAGCGGAGATAGCGTTTGACCGGTGGGGCGCGGCGCGCGTGGCGAACGTGCTCCAGGCAAGGGGCCTGGTGATGGTCGAGTTTGGGCAGGGGTTTGCGAGCATGTCGCCGCCGATGAAAGAACTGGAACGGCTGGTGATGAGCCACAAGATCGCACACGGAAATAATCCGGTGCTCAACTGGATGGCGGATAACGTGGTGGCCAACATCGACGCGGCGGGGAATATCAAACCGGACAAGGAAAAGAGCCGGGAGAAGATCGACGGTATTGTGAGTCTCATCATGGGGCTCGATCGGGCGATGCGCAGCCGGGGCGCGGTGACGAGCGTGTATGAGGGCCGGGGCGTGAGGGTGTTGTGATTTTACAGGATGATAGGATGCGCAGGATTAAGAGGCATGGAGTGTTTGCGTTGGGCATCATCGTGATCGCGGCGCTGACCATTTGCGCGCTGTTGTATTCCGGACACGGATAACATGGAACCGAAGCCACGCGAACAATATAATGTTGCGACTAGCGGCAATGTTGATCCGCCAGTGAGCCAGCGATCGGTGACGATCGTGTTGGCGGTGGAGTGGGCGCAGGCGGTGACGAGATTGCAGCAGCTGCACAATGAGGGCTGCACGCTGTATCGGCTGGTCGAGGATGATCGGGGCCGGGTGAGGATTGAGCCAGAATGACAAATGAGATCGATCTGACGGATCGGGCGACGTTGATGCGGACGCTGCCGCATGGGGGCCGGGTGGTCGAGGTAGGCGTTGAAGTGGGTTTATTTGCGCGGGTGATTCTGGAAGAGAATCAACCGCGCGAGTTGTTTTTAGTGGACGCGTGGGCGCATCAGCCAGGCACCGGCTGGGAAGCTGGCGATCCCAGCGCGCGCTTCGATCTGGACGAAAACTTCCGGCAGGTGACAGAACTGTTTTCCGCCGATCCGCGCGTGACGATCGTCCGAGCGTTGTCGGTAGACGCGGCGGCGACGTTTGAAGATGGCTCGCTGGACATCGTGTATATCGACGCCGATCATACGCGCGCGGGCGAGGATATGCGCGCCTGGTGGCCGAAAGTGAGGCCGGGCGGATGGTTGTGCGGCCACGACTACACCGACGGTATGTATAAATGGATCACGGTCAAGGCCGATGTCGATCAGTGGATCTCCGAGACAGGGCTGCCGCTGGCACTCACTAGAGATCTATGGACATCGTGGGTGGTGCGGAAACCAGAGGGCAGCGCGAACAATCGCGCGAGCGACATCGCGCTGGTGGTGACGGTCTATCCACCCCAGGCACATTTGCTGGACGGCTGCATGCAGGCCGTCGAGATATTCTGGCCGGGCCATCCGATCCTGACGATCGGGCAGGATACACACAGCGGTATAGCCGAGCGGCTGCTGGCCGATCTGCGGACAGTGGACACAGAATACGTCGTAACGATGCACGAGGATTACCACCTGAGCGCGCCGGTCAAACAGGATCTGTTTGACCTGTGTCTGAAAACGATGCGGGCCGATCCGCTGCTGGTGTCGTGTTCCCTGACCTGGGAGGCACCCGACGTGCCGCCCGGTCATTCTCGCAAGCGGCGATACACCGACCACCGTTTCCAGAGCCTTCCTAATGCGTGGGACTATGTGATCAATTTCCAGATGAGGATCTGGCGGCGGGATCTGCTGATGCAGATTCTGGCCGATGTGCCAGCCGGTACGACCAATGCGGAGTTGGAACCGCTTACCACGGCTATTTATCGGCGCAAGTTTCCACAACACAGGGCCATCACGTATGCCATCCCGAACCCGCCGGTGCTGAGTTGGTTTGTCGATTCGACCGACAAGAGCCAGTGGATCATCGCCTACGACAATATCGTTCACGCCGGTCAGCGGCGGCATTTTCCAACGCCGATCTTTATCAATAATTTCAACCGGCTGAGCACGACGCGGCGCATGGTCGAATGTCTGCGGGGTATTCCTGACGCGGAGATCATCATCGTAGACAATGCTTCGACCTATGCTCCGCTGCTGGAGTGGTATAAGACGAATCCGTGCGAAGTGATCCGGCTGAAAGATAATCGAGGCAAGCTGGCGCCGTGGACGCTGGCTGATCGGCGCATGAAAGAATTGTGCTATGTTGTGACCGATTCCGATTTGGATTTGACCGGGGTGCCGAGCGATGTGCTGCCACTGCTGTGGCAGGGCTTGAAGAAATATCCACGGATGGTCAAGGCGGGATTGTCACTGAGGATAGACGATCTGCCCGCAGCGTTTGAATCAACAGCGGAGATCGTGCGGTGGGAAAGTCAATTTTGGAAAAGAAAACTTGATGATTGTTGGTGGGTGGCCGACATCGACACGACGTTCGCGCTCTATCGGCCGGGGACGGGGCACGCTTACACGCCAGCCATCCGGGCCGATGTGCCCTACACGGCCAGGCATTTGCCGTGGTACCGGACGGACACGGCAGAAGAACGCTATTATGAAAGCAGCCTCACGCCGACGGCTAGAACCTATACAACCTGGAGCGGCTGGACGCTGCCTGACGATCAACGGCCGGCTTATCAGGCTTTGAAGAAGGCGATGCCATGAGGTTCACCCTGATCTGTGCTTGCAATGACACCGAGGTTTTGAATCGGAACGTGTTCGCCTCGCCTTTCACGCGGCACTGCCAGGTGATTGTCCAGCGCGGTTATACCAATGTTCCGAAAGCGTACAATGAGGCCATGCCACAGGCTGAGGGAGATGTGCTTATCTTTCTGCACCAGGACGTGTATCTGCCTGATCGGTTCGAGATGGAGCTGAATCAATCCGTTAAAGAACTGGGGTCCGTTGCGTGGGGCGTGCTGGGCCCGGCGGGGCAGTCGGCAACGGGCGGCTATGGGCATGTGCTCGATCGGGGCCAGGCGTGGGGCAAGCACGATCGGCTGCCGATGTCGGTGGACACGCTGGACGAACTGATGCTGATCATCCGGCGTGACACGTTGAAGTTCGACGAGCGGATGCCCACGCACCATCTGATCGGGACGGACCTGTGCCTACAGGCGCGCGCCGCCGGGCTGGGCGTTTACGCGATCCGGGCCTACTGCCACCACAACAGCAAAACCACGATCGCCGATGAGAGCCTCTGGCTGTCCGCCGATTACATCATGCGGAAGTGGCCGCAGTATCTGCCGATTTACGCGACGGTGGCCGATCTGCGCGGCCTCGACGAACAAAGGACACTCAGACTATGAATAATATCATCCTGACGTCCTATCTGACCCAGCGCGACGACCCGCAGAGCAAATGGGATCCGCGCCCGGCGCGCTGGCCGCAGAATAGCGATGGCGTGGTGCGCGCATGGATTGAGAGTGTCCGGCGCCTGAACCTGAACGCCGTTATTTTTCACGATGGACTATCCGAAGAGTTCACTGGTCGTTGGGAGAGCGATTGTGTGACCTTTATCGGGCCGGTGCAGTGGAAAACAGTCTGGACGCCGTTGGAAGAACGAGTGGTCATCTATCGGGATTTTCTGACTGAGTGGCAGTTCGATTACATTCTGACGGCCGACTTGTTCGACGTGGAGTTCCATTCCGATCCGTTCGACGTGATCAACGATCCGACCCAGCTCTACATCGGGTCGGAGCCGACCTTGATCGGACATAGCATTGTCGGCGATTGGATGCGAGCCACCTATGGTCAAGCCTATTACGCCGATCGGCCTACGCTCAACTGCGGCATCGTCGGCGGCCATAGCGATCTGTTGGTAGGATTTCTTTCGCGCTGGCTGGACGAGATGAGCCAGGCCGTGAAGCCGATCGTCCTACCGTTCGATATGGCTTCATTCAACCGGCTGATCTACCGGGAGAAAATCCCGTATGTGACAGGCCA